CACAGGCCGTAGCATCAGACACTGGGCTGAACTGTTTCCCACCCGCGACATCGCAGGCTTTGATGGCTTTGAAGGCATCTACGAAGACTGGAATGGTATGCCAGCAGGCACCTTTGCACAGCGACCACCACAAGTGCCTGCCACAGTTGAACTGGTGATAGGACGCTTTGACCAGACCTTGCCTGGCTGGCTCCAACAACACCCTGGCTCGGCCAGCCTCATACACATTGACTGTGATCTCTATCAAGCCACTTGTGATGTGTTTGAGCATCTACGCACAAGAATACAAACAGGCACCATCATTGTGTTTGATGAATACTGGAACTATCCCAACTGGCCCGAACACGAGTTTAGAGCCTGGCAAGAACAACAGATCCCATACGAATACATTGGCCATGTCCACGGTGGCAACTACCAGCCTGTGGCAGTGAGAGTGTTGTAAAAACGCAACAACAAAAAGGTTGACCTAAAAATCGCCTTTTGCTATACTATACACTTACTAACAACGAAACGAGGAGTTTCAACAATGGCTAATAAAGTAATAGTTCCCAATGGTGATGATGTTGTTATGAGCGAAGAAATCTTCAATCAAGACCCAGCATTGTTTATGAATATGATGGTGGGCCAGATTGTCATTGGCAGAGTATTAAATGACCAAGCAGATAGATTAGAGCATATATTAGACCGCGATTCTATTAAAGATATATTGCGTAAGCATTGGGCAGGTAAGCCTTGTTCATTCGCTGATTACGAAATGGTTCTTTATTGTTGTATCTAAACAACAGCACGGGTTGACCTAAAAATCAACCTGTGCTATACTATGAACTTATCAACAACGCTTTAAGAGGCACCGTAAATGAAGACTTTTAAGATTACCGTTCCATACACTTATATGGTTAGTGGCGATTACGAACACGAAATCACAGAAGATGAAGTATTGGAACATTTTGAAGTTGATAGCCTGGACCAGATAGATCCTGCGGCTTTGGACAAGTATCTGCGTGTGACAGCAGATGACGAAGCCTACGACATTAGAGACAGCGAGATTTGCTTGCTGGTTAGTGAGCAAAAAGGTCTTGAAACATATCCTGACAACATTGAAATTGAAGAGTTGGAGGCCGCAGAATGAAGCACTATAAAAAAGTCATGTGGACTAATGGTAAAACTATGATTGCCGAAGTAAATTGGCAGCATCCTGACTGGATGAAGTTGGGTCAGCAGAAAAAATACAGCATCTTTCATCAGATAGATGGTTCGTGGTTGGATGCCGGTAAAAGCGATAGTGTGGAAGAACTTAAACAACATTTGGAGGCAGTGGTATGAAATATCGTATTGAAACTCAAGGACCAAACATTTTTGTTATTGACAACAACAATCAGATTTGGTGCCTACAAATGAATAATGATTTGGGAACACAACGCTGTGAAGAATACATTGCGGCTGTGGCACAGATAGAGTTAGAGTTAGAGGCTGTGTTATGAAACTACCCACTTGGTCAGTGTATCGATTGTTAGATCTAGATGAACGCGAACGCATTCACCTGCGTTGGTGCAAGCTCATGGGCAAGGATCCCAACTCAGAAGACGATGTGAATGAGTTTTTTGATCTTGTGGATGCAGTGCCTGAACCAGATCCCAATGCCGCACCCCCTAAACCCAAACCATTAACTCCCAGTTTAACTCCTAGTGGCAAGCCCCGTGGTCGCCCAAGAAAGACCCCTGTATGAAATATCTTGTTCTGTGCCTTGCACTAACAGGTTGTGCTACACCTCCCTCGTTCCTGGCCAACTACTATGACTCAAGGGATCCTTGTCAGTCACAAGAGTTCTCAAAATTTGACGGCAGTCGCCTCAAGCCCCCAGGCTACACTAGCAAAGACTTTCCCACATGGTGTGGTGCCGCACAAGGCAGAACACGCATCACAAACACACACGGTCAAACCACGGGTTATATCAGATGAGTAGCATACGCATACACACACTCCTGGAACGCCTGCGAATACAATCAATCCTGCAACGCATGATCAAATCACAAGGTCGTGATCAAGCACTGGAAACAGTGCTGGAAGCAATCAGATTAGAGTTTCCTGAAACCACATCAAACAAAGAGAAAAATTCAGTCCCTGCTAAATAATTGCAATGACTGACTCAAAATTACTCTCTCCTGGTGAGCTTGTGGCCATGTGTCGAAGTTTCATGGCTCGAACACCTGCGACTGAACCAGATCCCTTGCATGAAGGCTGGAATGGGGAACTGGTGATCACACCTAGAATGGTGGCAGATATATTAGACGCCAACAACGAAATTTAACAATGGCTGCAAACAAGAATCTACCACAGATCTGGAAGCCTGGCACAGCACCTTATGCTGACTTCTTGAAAGCACTCACACCAGAAGAGAAAGCCGCACACCTGAAAAAGCGTCGCGAAAAGAAAGCCATGCGTGAAGTCATGCGGCAAACCATTAATGAATATCAAGCACAGTGGGCCAGTGAACTGCACAATGCGGCCTGGGCTGTGCTGATGAAGGCTCGTAGAGAAGGTGACGCACAGGCATTTGCGTCAGTGTTTGATCGCATAGTTGGCCGTCCACAAGAAACCCGACCTGATGATGGTCGTGCCCTGCCTTGGACAGACGACTGATGCCTCTAAGTGCGGCACAAAGAACAATTGCTCAGAGTCCCACAAGATTCAGAGTGGCCATCTGTGGACGACGCTTTGGCAAGACACACCTGGCCATAAGAGAACTGTGTAAGGAAGCCTCTGAACCCAGACGGGAAGTTTGGTTTGTGGCTCCCACATATCGTCAGGCCAAACAGATTGTGTGGCGTAAACTCAAATACAAACTGCAAGACCTCAACTGGTGTGAGCGTGTGAACGAAAGTGAACTCAGCATTGATCTTAAAAATGGATCCAGGATCAGTTTAAAAGGTGCAGACAATGCAGACAGCCTGCGTGGTGTTGGCCTAGACTTTCTTGTGATGGATGAGTTTGCGGACATTGACCCTGAAGCATTCTATGAAGTGCTACGCCCAACATTAGCAGACAAACAAGGCCGTGCCTTGTTCATTGGCACACCACGAGGCATGGGCAATTGGTCATATGATCTGTATCAGATGCCTCAAGAGGATCCTGACACATGGAGCAGTTTTCAATACACCACACTGGATGGTGGCAATGTTGATGAACTAGAAATAGATCAGGCTCGCAAACTACTGGATTCTAGAACATTCCAGCAGGAGTTTGAAGCCACATTTGTGTCAGCTGGCAATAGAGTTTGGTATGCGTTTGATCGTGTGCATAATGTCAAGCCCTACACAGGTAATGCCGCCGCACAAACCATTGCTATAGGCATGGACTTCAACATTGATCCCATGTCAGCTGTGATATTTGCCAGGGAGGGTGATCATGTCTGGGCCATTGACGAAATTGAAATGTATTCCTCTAACACACAAGAGATGGTGGCGGAAATCAGATCGCGGTATAACAAACTTGTGGCAGACAGAATCTGGGTCTACCCTGATCCAGCATGCCGACAAAGAAAAACCTCGGCTGGCGGCTTTACTGACCTGTCGATCCTGCAGAACGCCGGATTCGTTGTGAAGGCACCCAACAGTCACAACCAGATCAGAGAAGGTGTTAATGCTGTAAATAGTATGTTATGCTCAGCAGGAGGAGATCGAAGATTCTTTGTTGATCCTCGTTGCCGACGACTCATAGAGTGTTTGGAAAGACACAACTACAAACCAGGCACAACAGTTCCTGACAAAGACACCGGCTACGATCACCTGACTGATGCAGCCAGATATTATTTCGACTATGTGTGGCCTGTTCGCCGCAACATAGAACCCCAGGCACCACAGCGATGGGGTCACTCAATAGGAGCCAATAAATGAGCACAATTAGAACCATAGACGAACAAATTGCAGATGCACTCAGTAGCAATACCACTTACAGTGATTTCAGACCACGCTGGGAATATCTTTACCAAAGCTACATGGGCGGTCAAGAATACCAGGATGGTGCTTTTCTCACAAGATACCAATTGGAAACAGCCGCTGAGTATACAGCCAGACTGCGTAGCACACCCTTAGACAATCACTGTGCCTCCGTAGTGCAGGTATACAATTCATTCCTGTTCCGTGAAGAACCTGATCGTGAATTTGGCACACTGAGTGATTCCTATGCGGTGCTCAGCTTCTTGAGAGATGCTGACCTTGATGGTCGCAGCATGAATGCGTTCATGAAGGATGTGGCCACCTGGGCCAGTGTATTCGGACACTGCTGGATCCTTGTGGCCAAGCCCAACCTAGGTGCTGTTACTCTAGCTGATGAACAAGTGTTAGGTGTGAGACCTTACCTGAACCTAATGACACCACTTGCTGTGACCGACTGGAACTATCGACGCAATGCTCAAGGTGTTTATGAACTGGACTATTTCAAATACATTGAAGAGTTCACTGACTCAGGACAAACCATCAAGATATGGACTAGAGAAACCATTGAGACCATTGAAGTAGATACCAAGAATAGATCCATCAAGTCTGATGTCGTAGAGCCCAATGGTCTAGGATACATTCCTGCTGTGTGTGCCTACAACATGCGATCAAACATGCGTGGTATTGGCATCAGTGATATCACTGACATTGCTGATAGTCAACGCATGCTATACAACATCAACAGTGAGATTGAACAATCAATCCGCATCGATAGCCACCCCAGTCTTGTGAAAACTCCAGAGACACAAGCAGGCATTGGTGCAGGTTCAATCATACAGATGCCAGACAATCTTGATCCAGGATTAAAACCCTACATATTGGACTACAATGGTGCTGAACTTTCAGCCATGTTGGAAGTCAAACGCAACATTGTGGAAGTGATTGACAAGATGGCCAACACCGGTGCCATCCGAGCCACAGAGTCAAGAACACTCTCTGGCGTAGCAATGGCCACGGAGTTTCAGCTACTCAATGCCAAGCTGAGTGAAAAGGCAGATGGCTTAGAACTTGCGGAAGAACAAATCTGGAGTATCTTTGCCAACTATCAAGGCACTGAGTGGACAGGTCATGTGGAATATCCTGGATCATTCAACATTCGTGATGTAGAGAACAACATGCAGACCTTGAGGATTGCCAAAGAGACTGCCACTGATCCAGGCGTGTTTAAGGTTATTGATTATGAGATATTAGAATTGCTGGGCAAAGAAGAACCTGCCAAGTATTTGACCAACACTGATGGTTTACCTGCTGCCTATGTGCCTGCTGACACACCTGGTGTGCCTGCTGGAGAGAACTGTGCCAATTGTTCCTACTACGACCCAATCACTGCTGGTTGCTCCAAGTGGGATGAAACTGTGAACCCAACCTGGTGGTGCAGAGCCTGGGAAGGTGTGATTGAAGAAGAGATTGATCACATGGAAGGAGACTCCTAATGCCTGTTCAAAGAGTTCAAGGTCCTGGAGGCAAAGTAGGTTATCGCTGGGGCACAACTGGCAAAATCTACACAGGAACAGATGCCAAATCCAAGGCCGAGGCACAAGGTCGTGCTGCCTATAGATCAGGCTACAGACCACCCGCAGGTGAAAAGCTATAATGGCCACCTATCGTGCTACAGAGCAAATGGCAGCGGCTGCCCGTCGTGGCTTGGCCATGCGAGCACAACAGCCTCGTAGCAGTCGTGGTGGCACAGCAGTGGGCCTAGCCCGTGCAAATCAATTTGCCAAGCGTGAACCAGTTAGCCTAGACACTGTTCGCAGAACATTCAGTTTCCTCAGCAGAGCCCGGGTGTATTACAAACCTGGTTCTGAAACTCCAGGCACACAGGCCTATCTTCTATGGGGTGGACCCGCAGGATTGGCCTGGTCCAGGAGTATACTCAATCAATTGGAGAAATCATGACAAGACCCCTACCCGCTCGCGGCATGCGAACAGAAAAAAACAAAAAGCGTCCCAAACCACCAAGACCCTACAAGTAATACCCAAGATTTTGTATAATCTATAAATATACTACTAAACTTTATAGAAAAGGTGATGCAACAATGACAGACAATTCATTGGCGAATGAGGCAACTGGTGCCGCAGATACATCTGAAAATCAGGCTACAGCAACCAAGACTTTCACACAAGAAGAAGTCAATGCTATCTTGGCAAGAACCAAATCTCAAATCGAGAAGAAGTATGCCAGCAAGTATGATGACTTGGGTGATCCAGATGAACTGCGACAGTTGAAGACCGAGGCTGAAAAGCGTCAACAAGATCAACAACTCAAGCGTGGTGAGTTTGAAAAGACCCTGCAAGAAATGGCTGCCAAAAAAGATGCTGAGATCTCCAAAAGAGATTTAATCATCAAAGAGTATAAGGTCAACACTCCGGTGTTGAATGCTGCCGCAAAGTATCGTGCCGTCAATCCTGACCAAGTGCGTAGTTTGCTACAGCCCAACCTTAGACTCAACTCAGAAGGTGATGTAGAGATTGTTGATGCCAAGGGTGCTGTTCGTTACACGGACACAGGAGCACCACTTGCAGTTGATGACCTAGTGCGAGAATTCTTAGATTCCAATCCGCATTTTGTTTCGGCTGCACCTGCTACCACAAACACACAGTCAAATGTGGGTAGAGGCACAAGCAACAAGGTCGACATCACCAAACTGGATATGAAAAATCCAGAACATCGGAAGCTCTATGCGGAATACCGTAAGACTTCTGGTATAGCCTAAAATTTAAGGAAAATATATTATGGCCGGTTCAACCACAACAACACTAAACGACCTCTTACCCGAGATCATCCAAGAAGCAATGTTCGTCGCAAGTGAGCGATCAATCATGCGTGGCTTGGTAAAAAACTACACTCTGCCAGCTGGCTCAGGTAAAAATGTCAATGTGCCAATTTACCCAATCCAAACAGCAGCCGTTGTCACTGAAGGTGATGAAGTTTCAAACACAGCAGTGTCAACCAACACAGCACAACTCACAGTTCGTCCTGTTGCTATCCGCACATTGTTAACAGACCTAGCCCGTGTGTCAGCCGCATCAAATGTGGTTGCTGACCTAGGCAAATTGTTTGGTGAAGCAGTTGCTCGCAAGATGGACACAGACTTGACAGCCCTGTTCTCAAGCTTCACAGCACCCACTGCTGGCACAACTGTTATCACAGCCGCACAAATCTTCACAGCAGTTGCCAAACTGCAAGCTGATGCTGTGCCAATGGAAGGCATGGTTTGTGTGATTCATCCTGAAATTGCATTCGACTTGAAGTCAGCATTGACCACACAAGGCAACACTCCATTCACAGCAGGTGCTTATGGTGACAATGCAAATGAAGCCATGAGAACAGGCTTTATTGGTATGCTCGCAGGAATTCCTGTGTATCAAACCAGCAACATTGCCAACTCTGGCAGTGCAGGCAACTACCTGGGTGCTATTTTCCAGCGTGATGCTATGGGTCTTGGTATGATTGGTGATATCGCAATTGAAACACAGCGTCGTGCTGCTTTCCTTGGTGATGACATTGTTTGTTCTGCTTATTATGGCACAGGATTGCTACAGACCAATTATGGTCGTGCATTGAACAACAACTCCAGCATCAATCCTTGATCGGAACTTGTAGATCATGGCTTTCATCACATTTAGCGGCACAGTATTGAGTTTCGCCACAAGCGAAGACCTTGATGCTTTGGATGCACGATTGTTTGAACAAAATGAAGGCCTTGACGCAAATTACATTCAGGATCAACTGATCCGCTCTACAACTAGAATACTAGAACTGTTGAGATCTACCGATTGGTGGAGAAGTTATTTTGTAGCCCGCAACACAGGATCTGGAGCCATCCAGATCAACACTGTGGCAGACATCCCGCCCCTGGATCCCACAAGGATTCAGGCCCGCGAAGATGACTTCACAGACCTGTGTTGCTACTATGGCCTATACAATTACATTCTTCCCTACATTGCTGACTTCTCCAATGAAGACTCAGCAGAGCGTCGCAAGATGGCTTACTATCAACAGAAATATGATCTGTTGTTTGGTGAACTGATCACTGCAGGCGATTGGTATAATTTTGATAACAGTGCTGTCATAGACTCTGCTGACAAACAGCCGGGTGTGTGGAATCTACGGAGAGTGAGATGAGAACAGAAATACTTGATTACTTCAAAGCCAACAAGGTCAGTGGTTACACACCTACCAATGAATTGCCCTGGGATGCCTCGGGTGATCCGTTATACTTGAAGAACTTCAAATACATCTATGTTGACTCTGATCAAATTGCACAAGAACCTCTCATTGATGTGCTTAATGGTGTGGGCATTGTGAATCAAATCACAACGGTTCGCACCTTTATCACAACTGATGCAAAAAACCAACCCTCAAACTATGCTACCATGGTCTCAACATTTCAGAATGCCAGACTTGACACCGACATTACCGGTGTAACCCAACGAGCAACTCAAGTGTCAACGGAGTTCATTGGTGATGCCCAGGTAACACAGTTTGATTTCAGCTTTAGACAGCTGATTGTAAATTCACAATAAGGAAAAAGCAAAATGGCTTATATCTATCCCGCACCAGGCAATGCCAACGCTGAAGTGATCTTGACCCTGATCGCTAGTGCAAATACCACAAGTAACTTGAGTGTTCCATCACTACAAGACATCACCATCAACAACTCAAATGATGTATTCACCTGGACTCAATTGGACGAAAGTTCCAAACTGCAAATTGCAACCACTTCTACCAACAGCCTGGACATGAACCTAGTTCTTGATCAGACTGCGTTCTTCGGCAATGCCTCAGCTAATGCTGTGAGTGCCGCAGGCAAAGGTATCTTTGGCTTGAGCAAGGACAAGACCCAGGTTCAGTTTACTCTTTACATGGGTGACACTGACACAGGTGCCGCAGGCAAGACCGTGGGCGGCA